ACAAGTTACTTGCCCATCTAAATCAATCACGAAATCACAATCATTTTCATCTTCTGGTGTTTCACTCATCTTAGTTCTCGCTCCAGTTCGGCGATTAGTTTTCTTGCATAACCTCTGACATTCCTATCACATTCTACTATGTGAATAAAGATTGTTGCTGTCTCTTGTTCTTCGTGACATTGGTTACACTTAATCTTTTTCTTTCTCATCGTGCCTCCTCTAGGTCAGCCAAGTACATGTACTCAGGGTTGAACTGTAACCACACTGGTGTGTTGCCAGATGGGTCAGCCTTACCATAACGATTCTTTACAGGTGCAACAGCCATCATTCCTTGGTGTTGTCCGATTGTAAGGATGAGTGCTGGTAGTTGGTTAACCATTCCTTGTACTGCGCTTCGTGGTGGGCATGGGTCTGCGCTGTAGGATTCCTTAGTGTGATGCAGTACAAGCACAGCCGCATTGGTATCTCTTGCAAGGTACTTTAACTCCTTCATAGCAGAACGCATACCACCAAACTCTTCGCTACCATCCATCGCTACATCCATGAGGTTATCAACGATGATTAGTGCAGGTGATTCACCTAGTAATTCTTCGATTGCTGTTACCTCATCGTCAATGTCACCGAGTCCAGGATTGGAATCAAATGACCAGTAGATGTGTCGTGCTTGGGCTAGTGCTTGCTTGGCTTGCTCTGGATTGTCAGAGATTATCTTCTCTGAATCCGACTGTGAATTGCCAGTAATCATTGAGTATAATCTCATTGCCATAGTGTGTGCATTGGTATCCGCTGATAGGTACAGAGTTGGTGCCTGCATACGCAGAGCCAGCGCAAGGGCAAGTGTGGATTTACCTGCCCCTGGCTGACCTGCAATCATGCTGACCTCTGCCCTACGGAAGATGATTTGGTTCTCATCAAATGCACGAAACACTGCTGGCATAGGCTCGCCCCCTATATCGGGGCGACCTACTGCTCTCATTAGTGTCTTCATGTTATCTCCTAGGTAGTGATTAGATTAGATGCTATTCCAAGCAACGTCTTTCTTAGTGAGCCACTGTGGCTGGCACTGGTCTGCCGTACCCTTAGGTGTTGGACAGAAGTAACCCTTCCATTCACCCTTAGCACCGTTACCCTTACGACCAATCATGGAACCATGTGAACATGATACCTGACCTGCTGATGTGGGTGGTGCAGCACTAGCAGGTGGAGGTACTGGTGCGAAGGCTGGTGCCTCACTCATTACCGTACCACCTAACGCATCAACCACTGTATCGACTGCGCTGTAACTGGGTGATACCAATGGCATACCCGTCAGTACTTGCTCTAGTGTTGCGATAGCATCAGATGCACCCTCTGCTACAAGTGCATTGATGTTACTGATTAGTTCCTCGGCACTATCTCCACGTGCTGTGACGATAGTACCCTTGCTTGTCTTGACATTGACTACATAGTTTTTCTCAGTCATTACTTTCCTTCCTTGTTCCATTCGCATTCTGTCTTGAATCCACACATCTTGCAGTGATTGTAGTTAGGGATAAACAGTGCAGCCTTACGTGCCCTGTCGAAGTCACCAACTATTTTCTCTATCATGTTCTTAGTGTAGAAATCTAGGTCAATCAGTGGTGATGTTGTACCACTGCGTGCCATCCAATAAGTACCATACTTTGGTCGGATACCAAAGGTCTTCTCCATACCCACAGCATACAGTGCTAACTGTAAGTCTGAGGATGGTGTGTACTTGCCACTCTTTAAGTCTACAATAACCAACTCACCATCTGGTGTCACCATCACACGGTCAATACCCATTTGGACTGGGACATCCCCCATGTGTGGGGTCATTGAGATTTCAATGGCAGGCTTACCGTCTGGTGTAGTCCATACACTCCAGCCTAGTTGACCAGTACGAAACTGAACCCATGAGTCCAGCATGTTGCGACCCTCTTCTAGCCACCATCTCTCGTCTTCCCCGTCTGGATTAGCCTTGGTGGTACGCCCTGCCTTGCGCCACAGTGCTGGTTCCTGCCCCGTAGAGGCAACGTGAGCGGTTTTAACCTTGTCCCACGTATCTTTCCACACTTGGTCAAGAAACTGTGGCTCTGCTGCTTGAATCATTTGCCCACCTCTTGGTACATGGCATGGTCAACGGCTTCGGTAGCCTCATGAACTGATGAACCTCCTACCAACCACCAAGAACCATCCTCTTTCAACTGAACGATACGTGATAGGTAGTACTTCCAACCACAATCTAACCATGTGGTTAGTTGTGAGTATGAGATGTGACTTGGTAAGTCATACCCATTTATTTTCACAGACATCTAGTGTCCTTTCTATTGTTACTTGCGTGGCAGCAACAGGGATTGCACCCGAACAATCAGATGATGCTTCCCCTCATCATCTGTTGACCACTTGGTGCTGCCTTGTGGTGGTGAGCATGGGTTAGAACACACCCACCACCTCATCACTAGGAGAGTAATGAATAACTATAACTAGAAACCCTTAAGGGGTTTCTTTTATAGTACTATATTTGATACTACTGTTATCGCTATCGAGAGTCAAATAAATCACCTTGTATCGGCGTGTCGCTGAATGTTTTCGTAGGTGCAAGCACCTTGAATACCCTCGCTACATCACCAGACTTGAGTGCCTGTATGTTACCTCGACCCTCAAAGTCTTTGGTAGCCATAGCCTGTGACTCATAAGGTCCGAATAGAAATTGTCCTACGCCTTGGTAGTTAACACCAACCACGTAGACATCTCTGTCCCTACGATACGAGTCTATCAGTTCCCATACGTCTTTCGCTAAATCATCTACTGACTCGGCGGGTCGTGACAACGCATCACAGATTGCATCAAGTTCTTTCTTCCTTGTTTTCATCTTACTCCTAACATTCTCATAACTTTTTCATAACGATTTATGGTAGCCTTAGCATTTGATACAGCAACCATCAGTATGAAGTTGAGTATGTATGATGCTATGTTAATCCATTTCATCCGTTACCTCCCTTAAATAATCATCAGCATGTACTACATCATGAGCAAGGTGCTCATAGTATGCAGCAGATACAACTAACATCTTCAGTGCAGGGTGTGCACGTGTGTTCCACCATATGCCTGCCTCATCTCTGAACTCATCTGTCATATCAAGCAAGAACAATGGACTATTATCTTCCATAGTCTTGGTCGCTATCATAATCAGTAGATGCATCAAGACGTTGCTCGTCTGTGATTATCTTCTCATAGTTACATTCAGGACAGTAACTAACAGTAGTACCATCATCATCTGCTGGTACGTCTATGTCAATGACTTCGATGCCACACTCAGGGCAATCCCAATCATCGCTTCTATCAGTGGTAAACCAACCCGAGCCATGCAAACTATCTCGACTCATAGATACCATCTCCTATCTCTCTCTGTTCTAGTCTTGCTATGTGTGTGTGATAATCTAACTCATCTACTGTGATGCCACGCATGATACGTTCTGACTCACGTTCTATGGCAGTCATGCCACCCCAGAACCCATACTTCTCACGCGTTATGCCCCACTCCCTACATTTCTGCACGATTGGACATGATAGGCACATGCGTCTTAGGTATGCATGCTGTACTGGCTTAGTTGATGACCAGATTGTCTCATCTTCATCTATTGCAGCCTCAACCTCTATGCCGTCATCATAGAAAGCCTTGTGACCAATGCCCTTACATGATGCGTTCTCAAAGTCAGGCAACTCAAGCACTAACTCACTCATCTTCTCACGATTGCGAGCAGATGGCATAGACTTGAAGTGTTTAGAGCCATCTCTAGGTGTTAACTCTGTGGAATTAATATATCTTGCATAGCCTGGATTGTTATGACTAAGGTAAATTCCGCGTGTCATGGTCATCCTCTCTTTGTGCTAGTGTGTTGTACCCTGGAAATTGGTAGAGAATAACTGGGTCATCATCTACATTCTGGTACTCAACGGTCAGTACCCCTGCTTGGTCAAGCCCTGATGGAATCAAGGGAACACCACCACTTACGGTAATGAACTTATCTAGTGCATTGTATACAATAGCCTCGTCAGTTATTGGATACTGACCTAGCCCATACTCACCACTATCTAGCATGTCCTTGAGTATCTCGTCATGGAAATACTCTACCTGATATGTAATCTTAATTGTTTCGCTCATGTTACCAATCCAATTTCTCTAGTTGTAGTTGTTCTTGTTTCCACCAGTAGTTGTTATCTGTATCTCTAACAGTACTGTTAGGTGTGTAGCACA